TCGGGGGCATCTCCACTTGCCCCCTCGGGCACATGGTATTGCCCTGCAGGGCAAAGGGGTGCTACGCACTTGTCGATCACCCAATCATCGACGATGGTATACCAGTTTGTCTTATCATATCCCTTCACATTGAAGTTCCCTTTAATCAGTACTTCCTCTTCGACCAGCTTATCGAGAGCAGTTCGTATCTGTTTCGGGGTCCAGAAAGGATAGAGCTTGCCAAATGCTTTATAGGAATTGTAGGTCCAGTAGCGATTCTCATGAAAATGTTTTCTGTTATTCAGATTTTTTGCAATCCAGTATCCGATGTTCTTCAGCAATACTGCCGCGGTGACACCATAGCGTGTAGCAACCTCAACATCAAACCCGTATTCCATGTATCTTTATCTCCTTTGGGACTTTAAATTTTTTCTCATTCTTAAGTCCTGCACAATACCAGAGATCCTTTCCGCAGACCTTGTTTAAATAATCTTCCAATGCCTGCAATACTGTATCGCCCCTGCCTGATGTTCCTTTAATAAGACACCCTTCGTGTTCATCAAGAGAATACGAATTATATTGAAAATGAACATAAAACTTCTGGTTAATGCTGACACCAAAAAATAATTTAAGATCTGTCATATACATAAATTCATTCAGGGTCAAAACTGGCTCTCCTTATATGGTCCGCACTTGCCGTTGATGCAAATGGGACATCTTTCTTCAACTGGTTTGCCGTTATTCTGAACCAGTGTAAACCCCGCTCCTTCACAGGCATCACACTCGGTCAATGCCTGTGGTTCCCATGCAGCGAGCCGGCAGGTCATTTCATAGAGATTCCCGATAAGATTATACAATCCTTCCGGAGTATCAGTGGTCCGCTGAGATGAAAGGATCTGATATGCTCTATCCATAACCTCAACAACCTGAGACAACACCGGCCAGTAATCATACTCGGGCGGTGGAGTGAGGTGATCCGGATCGATAGAGACATCGATCTCTTCTTTCTCCTCCGGTTCCCTCGGCGGTTTGATCGCTGCATATGCCTGCGATACCAGGTCTGCGCCTGCAGCTTCGACCAGCTCCCGCTTCCGATATACACTCATATAATTCTGAGCTGTCTTGAGCGAAAAAAACAGATTCTCTTCAACCCACGAACCAAACTCTCCATGAGGAAGAGATTCCTTCACACTCAATAATGTTTCTCCCATCTCTAAGACCATGGGAATCGTTGACTTCATGGCTGCTCCTACCTGACCATGCAGTTTGTTCAGTTTCTCAGCAACGGTGTTGAATTCAATTACCTCTTTCATTTAGTCCTCCTGAATATGAAATATACAGTGATACACACGAACACAATGAGTTGCCAAGTTGGGACCTCTACCGGTTTTGATAAAAACTCTATCATGACTCCTCCAATGCTTGTATTTTTTGACAAACGTCTACGACGTTGCAGTATTTAAATTGGCATTTTTTTTTATCCCAGGTATCAGGACAGATCGGTGGACAGTTGCCTGACTTCAGAGCATGATCCAGCATCTCTTTCTGGTTTAAGATGTAGTGATCGAGGAGCCTCTGGTCCATCAGGGTTACCGGTTCACGGAAGTTATGAGACTTTACGCCTTGTGACTGTACCGCAGCCAGCCCTCCATCTCTCAGCATGAAGTGGATCCATAACTGTTTAGTGAAGTGCTTCAGCTTGGGGTCTTTTTCTACCAAAGCGTAATAATAGAATGAGACCTGGACATCGTACTCGAATGTATCAGCCTTGGATGGATCGAGCCGGGTCTCCGTTTTATATTTTTGCAGTCCTTTGCGGGCTCCTGACTTATACAGGACCGGGTCACCCATCTCATCGACAACAGGCACGGACTCATTGACAATGCCCATGTATTTCTTATAGGAAAACGCACCGCCTGTTTTCATATCATCGATGACAAGAATCTTTTTATTGTAATCGATATAAAAGGCATCGATCCTGCCCTGGATCCCTTTGTACTCAACCGAATGTTCTGTCTTGAAGACGATGTTCGGTTCGAAGGGGTTTTCCATGCGGTCAAGGGCGCCGTGCTTGAAGGATCCTGCCAGCATAGGTGCAGCTGAATCAAGATCTATTATCCTGTCGGCTGTATACTTGAGGAATGCTTCCCGGGTACCTAGAAGTAGATCTGTAATGTGATAGTGACCGTCCAGTTCTCTCTGGTCTGCGGCCCATAGATAGTAATACGGAGGGAACTCCGGATACTGTAAGGGATCTGCTAAAACATCGGATACTGGGACGATTTCTTCTGACTTGAATCTAAAGTAGGTAGTTGCCATTCCGGGACTCCTTTGTGCTTACCTTTTTCTTTTGCTCTCTGGATCTTTTCTTTCATGTGGGGAAACGACTCGAGTACAGCTGCCCATCCTTCAGTGTGCTGTCTCTGATGGATGGATTGAAGGCAATGTATCCAGTTCCATGGCTCTTCATACAGCGTTCCATCAGCTCCGGCAGATATGATGTGACTCCGTACCAGAGGATCCCCGGTTGTACCGTGCTTGCGGGAGAATTCGCAGACGGGATGTGCTTCCCGATATTCATCCCAGGTGTGATACTTATCAGAAAATGGATCATCTTTATGCGAGTACCGCCACTTGTACATTTCATCCCAGAGGTCTGCCATGTCAGAGTCAATAGAATGTCTGATGGAGTTCGGTATCTCTTTAGAAGCGAGAGTAGTAAGAGCACCATTGATAACCCAGGCCATCTCTGCTGTGGTGAGATCGGAGGACCGCTTCGGTTTTTCCAGACCGGTGTCGGGGTTCTTGAGTTTCGGTGCGTACTCCTCGAGAAGTCCTTCATGAATCCAGAAGATATCATCATTGCGTTTGGGATACTTATGTTCATCTGCATAGTATATCCATTTTTCTATCATGCGAAGCGTGCGGTGCTGCAGCATACTTCTCGCAGGATAGTGCCGGTCGAGTGTTACCTTAATCTTATCTGTAATCACCAAAGTAAAAGCGCCAGGGCGAGATTCATTTACCTCGCCCTTGACGCTTAAGAGGAGTGAAAGAGGCTTCTTTAAATTATCTTTCAGGAATGCCTGAAAATGCTCACGGTAATGCGGATCCAACTGAACGGAGATCCAGCTCGTATCAACCGCTATCGCCTTTGCTTTACCATGTGCCATTATAAACTCCTGATAACTTTATCTGCTTTATTCAGACGGTCCCAGTCTTTTGTTGCTGTAATATCTTTCAGTGCATTTGTATATTCTGCTCTCTGGTTGGGATCCTCTATGTTATCTTCAACATACTTGAGAAGAGTCTGTGCCTTTTCATTGAAGGCATCTCCCGGCTGGTACGGATCATCGTCTTTGAAATCATCCAGCTCAGCGGAGGCAGTCTTGTCCGGATCATCCCCGGTTTCGATCATCAGCCCTTTCAGGAGAGCATACTTCCCCGCGTAGGTCATGGCCTTGCCTGCTCCCTTATCCTGGGAATCAGCACCCTGACCGAACGCAGTAATATTCATCATTGTACCTGATACAGTATCAATAACATGATAGGTAATCTCGATGGTCGTGATGAGAGATGTACCTTTCGGGCTTGGTTGAATGCTGTGTATGTGACCCGATGTGGGAAACATAATCAGGTCAAGCTCTATCATTAAGGGCCTGATCTTGGTTAAGACTTTACTCTCAGTGACAGCATTGTACTTGGTGTTGCCGTAGGATACCTTCTCGTCCTTCTGAACGTACCCCACCTGGCTCATGAGATATGCCCATTTCTGAAACACATCTTTTAATTCTTTTTTCTCGTCCATGTAAACTCCTCTGGTTTTAAATGTATTGATCCGTCGATACCGATCCGCATGGTATAAATGGAATCGGCACCGAACTCTTTTACGTAATCGATAGGAATATGGACTGAATATCCATTGCCGATTTTGTAGAGTTTCTTGATGAACACGCTCTGTTTCATACCGCCTCCTGGTACAAAATTATATATGAAACAAAGCAATCTGTCAATAATTTGTATATGAAAAGCGAAACTGTTTCGCATTTAAAAGAGAGGGGGAGCCGGTATTACAGGAGTCCTGATACGCCGGCTATGGGAAACCCCCCTCTCAAACTTATGGAGGTATTTGGATTCCCACTGAACGGAGTCGAACCGCTTCCCCTTTCCACAATGAAAGGTACCTGCCGTCAGGCCGCAGCGGGATGTGGTCCGGCCGGGAAAGGAGTGAAAACCCAACCGGACCAAGGAGGTAAGTGTCTTATTATAACATACTTTTTCTATTCGTCACCATTTATTTCTTCCCGGGGTTCACCCAGGACGGTGCCTTTTGCCATTTCTTCGTTATGTTTCTGCTCCTTCTCTTTCTGCTGTTTCTTTTTTTCTTCGGCATCATCAGCTTCTTTCTTTTTCTGATACTCGGCATAAGCAGCCTTGCCTTTTTCAGTTCCTCTGATGACAGCCTCAGCAGGATCGAAACCCATATCCCGAGCGAGCTCACACTCGTCTGTATATCCACCATATCCGTGGATATGAGAACTTGAGATATAATCCTCCACCCCCAATTCAAGAATTGCTTTCTTAAACAGTTCGGGAGTGAGGTTCACATTCAGCCAGTCATAGATGGGAAGCAGATCTTCATTAGAGAAGTACTGACCATCGGGAAGTTCATAGTTGATTTCGAAGTAATCGATGATGGCCTGCCACTGGAATCTGGTGATCATGGAGAGCATCACTTCTTTTTCGATCCTCGATTTGTCCTTCAGTTCACTGAAGAATGTCTTCAGCTCTTCATTGACAGCCCGATCGATCCAGCGGGTTTCTTCGGTGTATTCTGACTTCGTGTCTTCTGTTGTCCTGTTTGCTTCCCGCTGTTTCTTGATACCTTCAGTACTCTGGGCCTTCTGCTCAGCTGCGGACCGTAGATCCTGAAAGTACATGATCTTTCCCTTGTGATAGCCGGCTGCCATTAACCCTTTCTTGGCATCGACATCTTTCTTTTTACATTCAGTCCATTTCGATGCCTTGATTTTATCAATGGCCACGTTCCAGTCCTCATCGGAGAGGAGATGGAACTCTTCACCTGAATCTTTCAGTGCCCGGAGCTGCTGGTTGTAATTCTTCATTCGTTTGTTCTTCCAGCAGACATGATCAGTACAGGTATCAGTTGATACCAGGTCTTCAAAGAGCATATCACTATTCTTGGCTCTTTTCGGGCAGTCAATACAGCTCCCTGCTTCCGGAACAATCCCGGCATTCTTGATATCAAAGGGAGCGTTGCTGAGTCTCATGAAGAAAATGTCCTGAATCTTCCGCTGAACGTCGCTCTGTGTGGGGTTCCACATATGATTGAGTTCATTGAGCATTTTCTTTTGCTGTTCTTCAGTCAGCCGAGCGAGTTCTGTCATGACCCCGTGACTGTAGGATCCGTTTTTGTATGAATCCCTGGCACCTTCACAAAGGTTAGCCAGACGCAGACGTGAGTAAACATACGATTTACTCTTGCCTACCGCCGCGGCTACAGACGCAACATCACCATGTTTTTCGAGCAGGTTCTCAAGTTCAATGGCTTCGTCCATCGGGTGAATGTCTGATCTCTGAATGTTGTCGACCACACGGATGGTATCTGTTTCATTCTCGAGGATTGACGCGGGGATTGCATCCCATTTCAGTTTCTTACAGGCGGCGTACCGTCTGTGTCCTGCGACAATGATGTATCCATCACCGTTCTTTTCTACCAGAATCGGATTGATCAGACCCACTGTTTTAATTGACTCGGCGAGATCTTTTACTTCGATGCCGTCGAAGTCCCGGTTACCTTTTGCCGGGTGGATATCCTTTATAGGGATATCAATGACTTTGTACGGATCCATAAATCCTCCTATGTAACTTGGATTGGTTCTTCATATTGCCACTCATGTTCTTTCGGAACAGACTCTCGCAGTTCTGTCATAAATTTATGTACCCAACAGAGAGCGGCATATTTTTCTGTTGAGTGATGACAGGCCAGAATAAGTTTACCTTCTTCAGTTATTTTTGCGTTCATTCCATAATATCCTCTATAACACCAACAATTTCATTTAATGCATCATCAGCTCGATAAGCCCAATCTCCCATATCAGAAACATCCGAGGTAAAATCTTCGATGTTGACCGCAGTGTTATAGATATCAATAAGAACAGCATGGAGATATTTAATATCAAAACAATCAATTTTCATCAGTCCCATCCTCTGCAGCCACAATAGAACCGGTCCTTATCTTTCGCCGGCGTGTACTCAAAGAAGGGGAGTTTTACGCTTGAAGGTTTTTCTTGCTTACACATATAACAAACAGCAAATCTACCGGAAAGGTTCGGCGGTGATTCAACCACACTGGCCCCGGGGTGAATTCCATAGCAGATAACACAATGAGGATTACCCTCTCTGTCTACTGCCTGGGCCGTGTGTCCGCATTTCATCATTACATTCATTTTAACCTCGCTCTGACGATTTCTTTCGTCTCTTTTTGATAGCACCGTAAACAATCGATGCATTTTTCCGGACAATTTATTTCAACCGGAGATGTTTTATCATACACGGCATACACATGATCAAATCCCAGAGGGATCTGCGGACTGATAGGATTGATCAGCTCTTCACTGTACACCAGTACCAGGTTTTCCGGTTTGGCAAACTCATCGAGGTAATACCAGATAAAATCAACCCGCTTGGTCCAGAGAGAGAACATGGTATCTCTATTGTCCAGGCAGATATCATGCAGATGCTCAAGATGTCCCATATTTATCAACTCACCGAACGAATGGAACCTGAAATACAATGAGTTAATCGGCGGGATCCATATCTCTCCAGAGCTCTCGAGGATAATACCGTTCTTGTCACATCTTTTACTCAAGGCCCGGCGAAAATGCAGTAATCGACTGCTATAACATTTGCTGCAGACCGTCCCCTCATGAGCAGACATATCCTGGCAGAACGGATTTGTCAGCGAGCTGGTATTCAGAGAAGGAATCCCTTCCATTTTGCCCTGTCCCTGGGTGATCTGTAATGTTCGATACGGGTCATACGTTTTCATTTCCGTATCCCTGTTTCGATATGCTCGACGACCAGTTCCCCCTTATTTCTGAGCCGGCCAATCACACGGATATACTCTCCTTTATCAACCAGCCGAGCAACGTCTTTCATTTTCCCCTTAAAAATAGCCGGGACCCGGACATCATCGTTCTCATACCATGACTGCAGCTGGCTCCGCAGCTCATCATCAACGGTATACTTGTTACCCATTCTTCCTTCGAATAAAACTGAATTAAGACTGTTCATATATCCTCCTTCGTAAGCCCGTAGTGTTCGAGCTCACATACCTGTTCATAGCAGTCGAGATGGTACAGTTCATCATCATCTCCATCGATGCTCATGCCTTCGCAGATAACATCTCCGCAGAAAAAGCATGGCCTGGCCGGCCCATGATATATCCGGACAGGAAACCGCGGTTCAAACATCATTCTTCCCTCCATTGCCACAACCCTTCATTAAGATATTCCTTTAAATCATCGATAGCATCTTCATGACATTTATATGTTGTGCCATACAATTCAATGATAATCCGACGAGGTTCAAACGGATCCCCGGGATCTCCTTCAGGTAATTTCTCTTCGATATCGGTAGGATCCGCGCCGTAAGACATAGATTTCTCGATCATTTCCATACACCGTTTCCAGTATTCAATATGATCCATAACCACCCTCCACCTTTTCAGCTATTTCCGAGAATGCTTCCCGGATATAATTAACATGGGCATCCATTTCATTTCCCATCTCTTCGGCCGGCAAAAGCATGAAGAATGCATGGAACATACCGAATGTCTTTCCAGTTTTATATCCATAAAAATTATTTCCCTGCCTGAACAACGGGCTTTCCGTAACAAGATCAAACCATTCAGACATATTGGTATATAGAGACGTGATAAAATACTGATACTCCATCTTTTCCTCCTTCGAGAATACGATAAAACTGTTGGTACGAGTACACTGAAGAATAAAGATCATGTATACACTGGCACAAAAAAAATGCCTGCCCCCGGCTGATTGCACTATAACCGGAGACAGGCGATCTCTTATTAAAAGAGATTAAAAGGCAGAGTATTCGAGGCCCTCTGCCATGGCTTTACCACGTTCTAAACCATTGTCGGGATGATCGAAGGCTGTCTAACGTGATTAACGACAACTTTCACCCGAGAACGGTTTTTCTTTTCAGCATCCTGCCAACGATCCTGGCGCAGTTTGCCGACCAATTGTACGGCATCACCCTTCTGAAAAGAAGCGAGCCGTTCACCGACACCATTCCATGCATCGATATCGAAGAATGAAACGGTTTCTTTCAGTGAGCCATCAGACGATCTGTACACCTCATTAACTGCGATAGAACATTTCGTGACGGTCTTACCGGTGGGAGTAGACGTACTCTCTGGATCTCTCGTGAGATTACCTTCGAGAAGCACGCTGTTTTTTGTATCGCTCATAGTTTATCCTCCTTAGAGCAGATAATTTGTGGTCATAGTATCGCCATGACCTTGAAAACTTAGGAAAGAGATTCCGCTGAAATAATAATTGTTCAGCCGTAGACAGCCTGTTGGTCGAGTTCATACAAATCCTCCAAATACCTTTCTGCTGTGACCGATAACTCCTGATACTCCTTGAAAGTGCAATTCAAATGGGTCTGGCGGAACTCGAAGAAACTGCTTGCGACGATTTCCAATGCGAACGTGTATGTCATTCGTTCTTCCATAATCTTTACCTCTCATTTCAGCGCTGGCTCCATAGCCATAGATAGAATCAAAGACAAAATCGGGATAATCTAAATCATACATTCGCCCTCCTTCGAGAAGTATGAATATTTAAAGACCCGAGTTACCTGGGCCTAAAAAAAATCCCGAGGGGCCGAAACCCCCCGGGAAACGTTAGAACCTGATTTCACGCACCTGCCGATGATGCACGATCGTTTCAAATCTAATGACCGGGTCAGCAGGCAAGGGATGATACTCGTCCGGAATATCGCATGATATACCATCAGAGCGTTCAACCCGCCGTTCCTCGAACTCGCTGAAATAGCGCTCAAGGAACCAATTGCAATACTGCTGTTCTTCATCGGACTTTCCATCAATGGTGACAAAGCATTCAGGGTCGTCAAGCAACACTGTTACTTTGTACATAGGATCGGAAATCGTGAAGTACATGAATTCAAGGTTCTCGAAGGGCAGTCGATCAAGACGCTTGTTTTTGAGCTTGCCTTTACGGCAGATGAACCATTCGTCACCGATAGCTGTGATGATCGGCTGATTGAATGAGATCGGATGCTTACCGTAGAACAACATGGGAACGTCATTCCACAATTTAGCGGTGTACTCATCACAACGCAACCAATAACCCTGCTCGACCAAAGATAAGACATTGGAAGCAGGGACGAACCCTGCCTCCGACTTATAACCATCAAGATCAAGAAGTTCAGAAACATCTGATGCACTTTTCACTTGATGGCCTCGATGATCGTGTCTTTATTCGTCTGAAGTGCTGAGAACAAAGACAGAGGATGATTGGCGAACCTGAAACCTGTTTCCATGTCGAACGATTCGACAATAGAGTCAAGGCTGACACCCTTGTAGGATTTCGGGGTCAGCTTTGCATAGGATTTCATGTTCAGCGATTTCAGCTTACCGGCGACAGTTGTCAGAAAGTTGAACATCCCGACTTGATCATGCGCCTGTTCGATTACGTCAAAGACATACTCGATGTTCGCATTCAAAGCACGGTTGTCCTCCTTACCCTCAGTGCCAGTTCTGAAGTTTGAGACGATCCGGTTGAGTAAATCATTCACGGTTTCGCCCCAGGTGTCAGCAGGCTCGATGACAGGAAGTTCGGACTTGTCAATCCGATCATTCCAAACATCATTGTCGCTCAGGAAAGAATCAATTGTGAATTCGGCCATAATAGCCCTCCATAAGATAAATGTGCTCCCACCATACGGCAGGAGAGGTAATCCTCATAGGTCGTCAACGCCTTCAGATGTGAAGCAAATCCATGGTATCTACGTGGGATATTCCCTTAATCGAGGACAGATGAAAAGCAATCGGCTCAAACACCTTCTCTGCCCCGGTGCAGACCGTCGATTCTCTCTTTCCCCCTTGTCCGTCTTGCACCTGATTGTAAAAGATCAATTCCAATTCTCACTTTCCTGAATTGGAATTGATCGAATTACAAACAATCAGGGGCAAAGGACAAGGTAAGATAGTTCGTAAAGATTGAGAAAATGTGACAAGTAATGTGGCAATATAATCCTATAAATCAACAACATAATCACATTACTTGGCGCTTTTTCTCATATCAGATAGCTAAGAAAGAACATATTCGCCCGGGGCAGAGAAGAGGGTTCAGCCATTGCATTCGCTCCTATATTAGGATATGTTAGAAAAATGAAAGCAACCAAAGCAGAATTAGAATATCGTATAACCATTGTTCTCGGCCTTATCGCACAACGATACACTCGAAAGCAGATCATTCATTTCATCCAAACAGAGCATGAAGATTGGAACATCTCGGATGGAATGATAGACATTTACTGTTCAAAGGCTCGAGACATCATGTATGATAAAATGGATAGAGAGAGAGATGCCATTCTCGCCGAAGCAATCAACGATCTTGAGAACCTCTACAAACAGGCAATAAAAGAAAAGAAGCTCTCAGAAGCACGTAAAATAACAATAGAGAAGACAAAACTCTATGATTTATACAAAGGAATCAACTCGAAAACAATCAACCCTAAACCAAAAGAGAACACGAAAGTAACCGAACGAGTAACCTTAATGATGGAGAAGATCGAACAGGGCAAAGAAGAACACACTCAAACCATAACATATCAACCACAATCAGAGTTCCATAAGAAGACCATGAAAGAGATCACAACCAAACCCAATACAAGCGGGGTTGAATAATCCCCTGTGAATAGACCATGCAATGCGTTCATAACAATACTAAGCGTGAGAGCGTCCTTCATTGGCATACAAGAAGATTTCTACTGGAAACGGTATCGAGAGTGCAAGGACACCCCCCCACCCACTGACAGCATGGGGAAGGGGGCAGAACAGACTTAGCACAAAGGGGGTTATATGTCAGATAAGGGAATCAGGGGATATTTAAATATCTATGAAGAGTTGAAGGAAGGGGTAGACTGCCCGATATGCGGAGTTGATCAATGGTATAGTTACATAGGAAGCTTGCCGGGGTCTTTTTATATAGGGAAAAATTTTGTTCAGAAGTATAAATGTGCGGTATGCGGATACAGGAGGGAAGATGGAGGATATGATAAGAGCTGCATTAGAGAGGAAGAGTGAATTTCTAACGCAGTATTGGATACCGAACGAAACGCCTGATTGTCAACATACGCATATCAGGTACTGGCTGGAAGACGGGGAACTGAAATCTGAATATTTCACACCGGAGGAATTATGAAAAGAATTGAGTTTAGGAGATACGGACTTTGGTGTATAAGCACGATACAGCTTCTACCCGAATGTGAAGTTTCTTATGTGGATTCGATGGTAAACATCGAAGAGGATATCAGGGAGGTTTTACGGCGGAGGCTGGTTATCTGTATTGGCTGGCTTTACTGGACGGCTTCTTTCAGTTGGGAGTGGGATGTCTAAACGAGAGGAAGTAAACCGCTACTACAAAACGTTGATGACGGCTGCCCAGGAGGACGGATGCGTTATTGATGTTATCCGTGAGCTGGGCAAAAAGGACCGGTGGTTTCTGTTTCTCTATGTCATGGATCGATGGGACGGTGATCGGGATTTTGTCTTTGAGCGCTGCAGAGAGGTTGAAGCCGCGGAGAACGGCTACTTCGATCTCTGGGCCCGGGAGCATTATAAGAGTTCTCTGATAACGATTCTGGGGACCATACAGGGACTCATTAATGATGTTGAGCGGCGGCATCTGATTTTAAGTTTCAACCGGCCCATTGCCAAAAGTTTCTTAAGGGTTATCAAACTGATCTGCGAGATGAACTCGTTACTGCCGGCCTGCTGGCCGAACGTGTTCTGGGACCATCCGAAGACAGAAGCGCCGAAATGGTCTGAAGATGATGGTCTGGTGTTCAAGTGTAAATCGGTCCGGAATACGAATAACATCGAGGCATGGGGGCTTATCGACGGACAGCCGACCAGTAAGCATGCTGATGTGGTTATCTATAACGATATCCAGACAGATAAGAACGATTCTCCGCAGATGATCCGGAAGACCATAGATGCCTGGGATCTCTCTTTATCCTTAGGTGTTGAGGGCGGTGCCCGCCGGTACGAGGGTACCTTTTACGCTCATCATGACGCGAACATGGAAGTCATACAACGGGGAGCTGCCATACCCAGGATCTACCCTGCTACCGATGATGGGACGATCTACGGCAACCCGGTGATGTGGTCCCGGGAAGAATGGGAGAAACGCTTGCGAGAACAATCTCCCATGGTAACCGCCTGTCAGAACCTCCTTGACCCGAAGCAGGGCGGGCAGGCCGGGTTCGAACTCGACTGGCTCCGCTACTGGACCGTAAACCGGATAGACCGCTTGAAAAGAATTATCTTTGTTGACCCTTCCAAGAAGCGGGAGAGTACGCATGACTACTGCGTGTTCTGGATTATGGGGTACGGTGCTGACCGGAACTGGTATGTTATCGATATCGTTCGGGATAAATTGGATCTCGCCCAGAAAACACGGATGCTCTTTTCTTTACATCACCGCTATGAACCGCATCACGTTTTTTATGAAGAATATGGGATGCAGTCGGATATCGAGCATTACGAGGAAAAAATGAACGACGAGAACTACCGGTTTCTGATCGAGCCCATGGGCGGGCCGGTAAAAAAGAACAACCGGATCGACTGGCTGTTCCCGGTGTTCAGGGAAGGAAAACTGTTTCTTCCGGATAAGCCGGTAATTTATCAGAGCTGGGATGGAGAACGCAACGATCTGGTGAATGTGTTTATCAACGAGGAATACGTTTCACATCCGTTTGCCAGCCATGACGATATGCTCGACTGTCTTTCGAGGATAAAGGATCCCAGCTTGAATATTCTTCCTCCGGAGGAGTTTGATCACTTCGGTCTGCCTCTTGAAAACTATCTGACTCACGATGAGGAGGAGTTCGATCCATTTGCCTGAAACCATCCCAAAAAGGGCATCTGGCATACAGGATATCAACCAGATTCTTCATATATTTTTCCCACCGGCCAGTAGTCTTTTACAAGATTTTCATAGCCCGGTATGACCGTAAATGGTTCTTCCGGTTTCTTGCCCCAGAATTTCATTGGATACGATCCGTATATCTTTTCGATTAACCGAAACCGGCGGCGGATCCCGCTCGGGCGAATCTCCTGATTCGGGGAATAAATATCCGGTCCGCCGAAATCCATACCGCACAACGTAATTTCTCGTTCTTCTTCAATCGCCATGGCAACAAGGAACGCTCCGGAGTTCCCTCTGATCGTTCTGTTTATCTCTTCCCATTCTTCGTGGTAGTGGACGTCATAGGGAAAGTTCTTGTATTTCTTCCAGAGTTCTGCCTGGTCCATGACGTATCGATGTCCGACAACTCTCCCAAGGATATCTCCGTATTCAAGGAAAATGAAGTTGCATCCCCAGATTTCACCGTCGAAGGCGAGGATTTCTTTGTGGTAGAGGAGTCTCGAGATTCCATTCCCCAGAATAAGTACCGTATCCATCCGTTAGGCTCCTTTTTCCTGCTTTTTATGGTCACATTTCCAACACACGTTATAAAAAGACCATAGGCAATAAAATAAAGGGCGACTGACCCAAAGAAAATGGTAACCAGCTGGCTGTTTATTCGTGCAATATCCGACGATATGAGTCCGGCCCAGAGCACATCGACCAACACTCCGATAGCAAACGGCTTCCACCAGGGTTTTGGGATCAAGGAGAGAAAGAACCATACAAACAATTCGAAAAAGTACCCTGCTGCGAGGCCGAAGGGATGTATCTGCCAGGAACCAGTTGTACTCCATGACGTAAACCCCGACCTAATTCCAATGAGCTGGTACGCCAGAACGTGTCCAAGCTCGTGAATCGGGGCGAAGATATTGAATGACGAGAGCAGCCAGCCGGTTAGCATCAGGAGTAGGAACCACCGGAGCTGTACGCCTCGTATATATATCCGATACCGTTTCATGATAAATCCCCCTATGTATTTCGTCTGACCGCTTCAAGCGTTTTAATGCCCGGGTTGCGGCACGTTTGGTTCTGCGGTAGACAACCGTATGGGTTAAGGTTACCTCATCCCAGCAGAGAATGAGTCCGAAGTATAAAGGCTTTTTTGATGCCTTCATGTTGTCTTTGTCTATGTTAAGAATCAGAGTCCTTAAAGTACGAAAGATTCTGATGTTCCGTAAAACGTTCCCCAGCTTCATATCTGTCTGTCCCCCTCTTTAAGATTTTCATGTCGACCAGCTCCTCGAACGGAGCTTTTTCCGACGGCTTCATATCCCCATAGCCGGGGTTCATGCCGATCTTGATCGTGTAGATCGCCCACCGCTGTTCATCAGTAAATGCTTTTTTCAGTCCCATATATCTTCTCCAAAAAAAAATATTCAACCAACATAACTTTCATTTACCTCGAAATATACCCAATAGTCTGTACTCACTGTATTCGGATAGTTTTTTTCCTCTGCCCAGACCTTATATCCCGCGTTTGCCAGGGCGCAGATCATCTGTGATCTGTCATAATGATTCTGAATACGAAGCTTAACTGTCTTTGTTTCGTTCATTTTTCCTCCTAAAAGCGAAAATGTTTCGCTTTTCATATATAATTATAGCATAATGACCCTTGCATTGAAATGAATTTGTGCTATACTTTCCCTGGGAGGGCTTATGGCAGATGGATTCTTATCTTCCCTAACCGAAACCAACAGATACAATACAGAACGAGTACCGGAGTTTCAGGAACGAAACAAACGGTGGGCCGAACGCTGGCAGGAGTTCGTTCAGATGTTCGACGTATTAAAAAACGACCAACCCAGATATAAACGCTGGAAGGGCGAAACCCGGGAAACCGATCCGGAGATCGCCAGACGTTTGCTCAAACCGCCGGATGATGAACAGAAACTTCGAATGATCAGTCACGACTTCGAAGGCATCTACCAGAAACCGATTCAGGAAGGCAACAAGGGAGAACTCAATGAGTTTTTCACCAAAAATCCGAACTACGCCAGGATGCTCGAAAGCGTATCCCCATCATTTCTGGAAGAGTTCATGAAGCCCGGCGTCACCCCGCCGGTCGATGCTCCTGAAGGGGTCATGACCCAGACAACAGCAGAAAAAGTCGACCCTTCCTGGAAACTCGTTCAGAAAACAAAAGACTTAAATCTTATCAACCCCGCCAAACGTGAACTTGGCATGAGCCTGCTCGACCAGAATGTCCTGATGAAAAATCCTGTTTATTGGGATCCGGAACGTGAAATATTCATTGTGGTGAAAGATGAAGAATGAAGATAACACGAAACTAATCACCTTACTGCAGCAATGGAAAAAAGCCTTAGACGACGAAAAAAAATACCACCTCGACCTCATGACCGACGTCGCAAAATACCTTCTACCCCAATTCGAGATCGGCTTAGTCTACGGCTTCAATAAACCGTCGGATATCAGGACCGGTAAGGACTGTTATGATGGTGCAGCCCAGAATTATCACAACCTCTTAACCGCCGGTATGTTCGGATATTCCATGAATCCCGGATCCCGGTGGCTGGAAATGGAAGCCTATAAACCGGGCTATACTCCCTCACGGAGAATCCGGATCTTCCTCGATGACCTCGAAGAGGCCCTCTATTACGAGCTGGATAAATCCAACTTCTACACCGAAATGGAAAAAGCTATTTCCATGTGCGCCGGCATCGGCACGGTCCCTTTGTCGGTGGACGAAGATCATGCCGGGGAAAAACTCAAATACAAAGTCAAACATCCTCATAATATCGCTATCGGGGGCGGGGAAGAGGGCCCGGATGTCGAATTCTTCGAAGAGGATATGATCCTCAAAAACATCTGGAAAGAGTACGGTGAAGATGTTTTTACCCCGGAAATGAAAAAAGCCCTCGAGGAGAACCCTTTTGATAAACGGAAAGTTACGGTTGCGATATACGAGCGTGAGGACTGGCAGCCGGGGTATGTTCAGGCAACGAAAAAACGGTGGGCATCGGTTCATTACCTCTCCGAAGACAACGGAAAAGACGGCAAGCTCCTTCGTATATCCGGTTACGATTCGTTCCCGCACCTCTACTGGCGCTGGCGAACCGATTTTGATTATACCTGGGGCACCTCGCTCGGTATGGACGCATTAACAGATATCATTTACACCTCGAAGATGAATAAGACCTCGATGGTCCAGGCCGAACTTATGGGCGACCCGCCCTGGGCGGTCCACGAGTCGATGAAAGGCAAGACCCGCATTAAACCCCGGGGAATGCATTATTTCAGAGACCGGCTCCATATTCCTTCAGCGATGGTTACCGGGGTCAACTGGATCCCCACCGAAAAAACCATCGAGCGGAAAGACCAGCTCTTACGAGACAGATATATGGTCGGGTTTTTCACCATGCTGATGGAGTCGAACAGACAGAAAACCGCCTACGAAATTGCAGAAGCGAAGTCGGAACAGGTCGCTGTCTTATCACCGACCCTTATTATCATGACCAATTATATGAAAGAAGTCCTGCAGCGGACCTATGATATCGCAGATCGGTACGGAAGAATGCCCACAGCTCCCGATGAAATGGAGGATGTCGGTGTTCGGCTCCGGTTTATCGGTCCCTTACCGCGGGCCCGGCAGATGCTTCAGGAGCAGGGGCTCCTCCGGACCCTTCAGGTCACCGGGGAACTCATGCAGACCATCCCGGGGATGGATCAGGCAGCTGATTATCTCGATAAAGACGAGGTTATGAAACATCTGTATCGCTACCAGTCAGTTCCCGGCAAGGTTGTTAAAGAAGACAATGAAGTCCGTATAATCAGACAGCTAAGAGCACGGATCATGCAGGAAGAACGGCAGGCAATGCTGGCACAGCAGCAGGCACAGGCGTACAATAACGCAAATCAGGCGCCGGTACCGGGAGCACCCGTTGGCTGATAGCGAAGAACTCGACGGATATACCGGAATGCCTCTCGAAATCTTGAAAGAATGGGAAGATGATTTCCATAATACCTTTTTTACCACCCCTTCGGGCCTCCGGACCTTTACCTGGCTCCTCGAAGAGTGTGGCTTCTTCGATTTAACCGAAACAGAAGAAGATATTGCCTTAAATAACTTCGCAAAGAAGCTATTATACGTCGCTAATGTGATGCGGCCACAAAAAGCGGCACAATTTGTGGAAGGAGTAAGACATGGCGGATGACTTTACCCCAAAACCTCACGCAACACAGCTGAGGGACGAACTGAAAACCAACGAATACGTTAATCAGTTCGAAAACTGGAACGAAGTGGTGGATGATGTCCTAAAATTGCGGGAAGAACACACTACACTGAAAACACAGCTCGAGCAGGCCAAGGCAAAACAGGAAAACCTGATCCGGATCCCCGACGAAAACGCTTCTGAAGAGGATCTTGCGGCATATCGAAGGGCGTTGGGCGTTCCTGACGATGTTGAAGCCTACAAAATCGTCGATAAAGAGCATGAAATGGACGCTTTTGCCGACGAATCACTCCTGACCGGGTTCAAAGAAACGGCATTTAAGGCCGGATTGACCCAGGAACAGGCCGGAGTTATCGCCGAATTCGTTAATTCCCGGGAATTGGCAAAGCAGAAAGGCTCGGACGAGTCCCGAGCGAAGGCCAGACAGGAGCTCGAGAAGCAGTTATATGACAAATATAAGGACGAACTGCCCAAAGAGACTGCCCGCTTACGGGAGTTTCTCTTACATTACGGCCCGAAGTCCGGTGCGAAGCTCCTGCAGAAATTTAACCTTGACAATGATTACGAAATCACGACATGGTTAATGGAATTCGCAGATCAGTTTGCGGAAGACAAACTTCCGAAAGGCGGCGTTGGAGGAGAAGAGCCGCAGAGCAAAGGAATCTTAACCTATGCCTCTGAGGGCATGGATTAGATAATCGGCGTTGCCGATTCAAGACGAACCTGATCCGAAAATAGGACCGAACCTGAATTGGGGGGTCTGATTTCCTTGATGGGAGTCGACAAACTAACTTAGGAGAGTTTTATGGCAGGATCAGAACTCAGCTTTGACAAACTCACACTAGGCGAAATAACCAAACGTACAGCGAATGGGAACCTGATGACCATTGCCGACGTTCTTATGGCCCAGACACCGGTCATCGAGGACGCTCACTGGGAACTGGCCAATATGGATACCTATCACCTGTACTCAACCTGGTTAGAAGAGCCTTCAGGTGAATGGTCAGCGATCAATGCCGGTGTAACGACTTATGCCGGACGTGCCAAACCGGGTGAAGAAGGGATCGGTATGCTCGAAGCGTACTCCTTTGTCGACACTCGTTTGATCGAAAAAGTCAAGGATAAAAAAAGAGTCAGATCTCAGGAAGATATGGCATTTATCCGCGGCTTGACCAAAACTTTCGGTACCGGCGTTCTGTACGGAAACACCGCAACAGAGCCTCGAGGTATCGACGGTTGGGCCACCCGCTTCTGGGACCCGACCAACCAGGACAATGTATGGGATAACGGAGGGACCGGCAATGACTGTGCCTCCGCTTATATCGTACAGTGGGGTCCTGAAATGTGTTACATGATCTACCCCCAGGGTGGTAACACTTCCTTATCCTATAAGGACCTGGGAATCAGAATGGTCTGGGACGCAAACAACAAACCCTATCAGTGTCACGTTTCTCATTTCATCATCCAGGCAGGGTTTGTGCCTCATGATCAGTCATCCATCCAGCGGGTTGGTTCGATCGAAACCGCTGGTGCCACCAATATTTTCGACGAGGATCTCTTAATTGAGGCGCTCGACGAAATGCCCTACGAAGGGGCTGGTGCGGTAATTTATCTGAATAAGAAAATCCTTACTCAGATGAAGATCGCTTCGAAGGACAAGAGTAACGTGAGTTACGATTGGGAAACAGCGTTCGGTAAACGCCGGCTGCTGACTTTCGAAGAAGTTCCGGTCAAACGGTTCGATCAGACCCTGATCACCGAACCGGCTATTTAAGGAGGATATGATGATACCGAAACCGATGATTGATGCAAAGCATATCCTGTGCGAAGCAATGGCGATTACGACCAACGGGGATTACGATCCTGCAGCGGACGTCGATTACTTCGACCTTGCGGCCGACAACGATTGGGGTATGGGTACTCCGCTGTTTATCTATGTATGGATAGACACGGTAGAACCTGCCGGTTCTGAAACGCTGGAAATCAATATTCTGGATTCAGCTGATGCTTCATCGTGGGCTGAGGTCAACACTGTCCTCCCCGCGACGGATGTCAACGATATCCCCTGTATTGACGGAAAGCCTGCCGGCGGCCCCGGTCTCATACTGAAATCGCAGATCCCTCCGGGATGTGCTCGGTATGTCAGTATTCGGTTTACTAACAGTGCGACCTGTTCTGCACTCGCGGTGACCGCAATCGTGGGTCCGTAAAGGACACAATTGGTAATTCTGGGGGGCCTCCGGGCCCCTCATGTCTAAGGAGAAAAATAATGACTTCAGATCATGCTGCATGGACTGACCTGGTAAATGCTCTTGATAATCTGGCGAACGATACCCATGGGGGTAAAGTCAGCAGAAAACAAAGGGCTCAGGTCCAAAATATTTATGACCGTATTACCGATACGGCCATTCTCGTTCCCTATCTCACGAAAGCCGATATGGCTGTGATCGGGAAAGTACTCATTGAACTCGGCGAAAACTCCGGGGTGAAAGCCAGGAGCGTCAGACATGAGTAAAAAGAAAACAGATCCTTTTGGTGAAAAACTGATGTGCCTCGAGGATCATTACGCGGCCAGACAGTTCTGGAAAAAGGGCGACCACGCAATCCGTGGTCAGCTCGGCGACCAATACTTCCCCAAACGGTGGAAAAAACTTAAGACGGAGGAATAACATGGCTCAAAAAGGCGGCAAAGATTGGCGAATAGGACCAGACGAAAAACTCCCTGAAATCTATTCAAAGGGCGCTGATACCGATGAATTCATCTGTATCGCTCCGAAGGGATGTTATCATATGTTTAAGTTCTGGGATTTCGGAGATGAGGCGATCCGGAGAAGTATCTCGAAAGAGCATATCCCGATCCCCCGGCACTTCGCGCCAAAAACCAAAGAACTTGCTTTGAAGGTCAATGACCTGAAAAGAAAGCAGTCGTTACCTGTAATGACATTACGAGGTGAGGAATTGTAAGTGGCAACAAGCAAGAATACCATATGTAATATGGCTCTTGCGGAACTGGCTTCGACGCTGTACGTTACGAATATTGACAGTCCTTCCACGAAGGAAGAAAAATATTGTGCTCTCTTTTTTCCGCAAGCGCTTGATTACTTTCTGACGCTGGATTCGTGGTCGGCAGCCTGGCACGATCAGAAAATATCCTACAATGATCCAATGGTCCTCGATGCAGATGAAATGTTCACCTACGAGTATGATCTGCCGGCGGACCCCTACTGCGTAAAACCCTTAAGAATTCTTGAAAACCCGAAAGCGGAGTTCGTGGTCAAGGCCCGGCGCCTGTACTGCAATATACAATACGATGGGCAAATAACATTGCATTACAATAAGCGGGTAACAACCTTTAATCACTTCTCTGCGGTGGAGCTCCATGCGTTGGCTCTTCTTCTGTCTTATTTCCTGGTGGGGCCTCTGGCGAAAGGCCGGAAGAATGCAAAAATGGAACAGTGGGGGTTCTTTATCAATGCTCTCGATCAGGCCCGGGGAACCAATGCCGCAATGTTCAACACCAAAACCATAGATTATCAGGTTATGCCCGAACCACCTGATATGGAATCGGAGAGCTGGTTTGATTAGTCCGAACGAATACATTCATGATTTTTCTGTGGGCCAAATAGACGATATATATCGTGGTGATGTTCAAAGTGCGCTTTTAAGGAGAGCGGTGAAAGATTCAGGAAATATGATGGCCCACAATAAACCCGGACCGACCGGCAGACAAGGCTGGCAATATGTTTCCACTCCCACATATGGTGGCAACCAAAATACTCGAATTGAATGGCTTCGTCTTGAAGAAGACTCTGCTGATTATCTTATTGCATGGTCATATAACATTTTTTACATTGCAGATTCTACTGGAGAAATTCAAGACAGTATCTCTCTCGGTTGGAGTGGATCCATATGGGATATCGATTGGGTTGTTGTTCAAGATCAGATCGTTGTTGTTAACGGTAATGCGCAGCCGGTGTGTATCGATGTTTCCGATCCTGAAAACCTGACGATAGCAAACTACGCTGAATTTATCTGGGCTATGCCAAAATATACATCGAGCCAGCCCTATACGTTTGAGCCGCGAACCGCTGCAAACAGTTCGAAACTTGGTGCAGGGGTTGTTTATGGTTCTGCAAGTTCTGTCGGCGTTTCAATTCAAATAACATCTTCCCAGGGAAAATATTGGAAACTGGATACTGATGTGGGAGATGCCGCTCAAGGCCGATGGATGGGTGTCGAAAATCAAACAAAAAGCGAAGCGTTTTATGGAAAAATGTGGTTTGATTCAAGTTATGGTACAGGAGATCCCATTTACGAATTCCGCATTGATGAAATTGTGTGGGGTGATAATCCTTATACCGGCAGCTGGGCAAATCCTGATGTTGTTTATGTGTGGATCTACGATAATATCGGTCTCTGGACCGGAGATATTGATGCAAATTCAACAACCGCGAATCTTACCGGTTGGAAGCCTTCAACCGTTGGTCTGCATGAAGGCAGATTGATTTTTGCGAATGACCAGGGTGACAACTACAATCAGGAAAACTTCTGGTTTTCTGCTTCGGGAAGAGCCGGAGATCTTGCTGAAACAGTTCTTGATGATAGCGCAATATCATTAAATCCGGTGGAACGTCTTGGAGCTATCAGGTGGCTTTATAGTTCAACCCGTCTTTTTTTCGGAACAGACTTAAACGTGTATCAATTTGGACAGAGCGGATATATCACAAATTATACGGTAACTGCTCCTGTGGGAAAATCTGTTTTTGCGTCAGCTGATATACGGCCGGCAAGTTACGGCAATGTTTTGATGTTTGTACAGAAAAATAGAAAGGCAATTCAGGGAATTGTGTACCAATATGATGTTGAAGATTTTATCACCCTTCCTATAACTGGCATGAGATCTGATGTTTTTGAAGACACAACGATCAGGCAGCTGCTTGTTATTGATGAACCGGTTCATGCTGCATTTATTGTCACGGATGATGGGAACTGTTGGGTACTTCATTTTGATTTAAAAGCTGAACGAAACTTTTTTATCAATTTTTATAATGGTGGCGATCTTATATATCTTTCAGCATTGCCAAGTGAAACCGGTACGACACTGTGGGGATTTTTCAGACGAAGAATTAATGGTTCTCTCGTAAATAGACTTGAAAAAATGACGTTGACAAAAAATCTTATTACAACCTTTTCTGATGCACGGATGCTCGATTCGTGGTCTGAATGGGAGGGAGCATCAAAAGCGATAACAGGAATAACTAAAGCGGATCCAGCAGTCATTACAATAACAGATGGCGGGTCAACCTATGCCAACGGTGATCTTATCAGGATTGTTGGTGGGGACATGACAGAGGTTGCGGGAAATGTATACCAGCTTTCAGATGAATCTGGTGATACATTTCATTTAAATACTCCCGATGGTGCTATGAAAATAAATTCTTCGGGATATTCTGTATATACAAGCGGAGGAACTGCAGATGAAGTGGTTAAAACAATTACTGGATTATCTTATCTCGAAGGTGAAGGCATTACTGTCGTCTATGAAGAAACTCTGGAAGTTAATAAAACCGTGGAATCCGGGGAAATAACCCTGTCGAAGTATACGACTGAATATTACCTGGGGTTACCGTATACAATGTATCTGCAGCCGTTTGTCACCCCGATAATGTTTGGATTTCATAAGGCGATTATAACAATCCTTGTAAGTATGTATAAAAGTTTTGGGTTTAAGGCTGGATATTCTTTAAGTGATGCTCGGGAAGTGGCGTGGGATCAATATTTCGATCCGATCAGTGAACCTGCCTCGAGATTTGTCGAGATCGGGATTGAATCAAACAGGGATTATGATCCGCCCTTATTTATAATTCAGGAAAAACCATATCCGTTTACTCCCCTGGGATTGTTAGTGGAGGCTGAATAATGAGTGATGTACCAAACTATGACACAATGAATTTGAGTGGTATGGGGGGTGATTATGCGTCCCCCAGTGTAGACAACAGGTTCACGTCTGTTCTTACCTCCCTTGCCGGCATGGCCGGAGGGCCGCTGTCGATTCTGTCTTTCGGTTTTCAAATACTTGAAATGGTGAAATCTACAGTTGAAACAAATAGAGAGACTCGAAAACAGACAGGAGAAGAACTATCTCAGCTCGGCTTTGAATATGGAGTTCTGGAAATACAGGACGAAGAAATCCAAAATCAGCTCGAGTATCTTTCACAAACAATGAAATACATAGATTCTGAGGCAAACAGGCAGACAGCTCAATTTAATGTTAATGCTCAGGGCGCCGGAATGGGGGGATCAACAGGACAAGCCGGGGCAGCTTTGACAACCATAATGGCCGGAAGAGAAAAAGAAGAAATTAATCAGGTTCGGCGGCAATTAAATACACAGAGAAGATTGATTGCCGGAAAACGTGAATATATTCAGTCTCAGGGAAGCCAATATGGTATTGATTTTGATGAAGATGAAGAATATATGGCTCAGAGACAGAACAGATATAGGTTGAGGTTTTTTTAAATGCCTGAAACACCGCGATTTACTAAATATTCTCCAGGGCGGACTCCATCGATAAGCCTTCCTCGCAGGATGGGTTCGAAAGGAACAAATGATAGAGCTATTGGTCAGCTCATGCAGCAGTTTTTTACGCTGACTGCGAGTGTTCTGGAAAATCAGGCGGAGTTGAATGCGACAACAAATGCCAATCTTGCTGTAGAGCAGGCAAAAAGGGATTATATTGATTTTCAGAGTGGTCTGCGGCATAACAGGGATTACGATAGTTACGACGAACTTGTCGAAGAATGGAAATCTGAAACACAGCAAAAATATGAAGGTCAATTAAAATCGAGCAGGGCACAGGAAAAGTTTACTGTGCTCTTTGAGCAGTTTTATACCGAAGCATATGCTAATACGATAAAAGCCAGCGTTACCTCAAGCCTGCAGGATGCGAATGACATGATCACGTATCTTCAGCAGGAAGCGGGGCGAACGGGATCAAAAGATGATCTGGATAGGCTGTATACCTATCTTTTTGGGGATCCCTATGAGAGTGATGGAGAAATATTACGCCTCGGAGGAGCTGTTCAGCATGGTGTGATATCTGAAGGAACCGCGCAGAATCTTTATGAAGAAACGGTTCACGCAATGTATGTAAAAAATGCCGAAAACAAATCGTTTCAATTAGCAGAAAAAGAAACATATCAGATTGCCATTGATACGTTAATGGAAACTGATGAAAACGGCAATTATACCAACTACTCGGAACTGACGCCTGCAGAACGGTTGACTATCGGAGAAAATCTCGAAGCGGAATCAGAAGACAGAAGAACGCTGAATCTGCGAAAAGAACAGGAATCTCAGGAAGCCGCATATCGAAGAGCGACACAACTATATTTTGCTTTTGATGAAGAGGGAAACAGAGGGTTAACCCGGCGACAGCTATTTGCCATGCGGAACCAATTAAATGAAAGAGATTATGTTCAGATAAATCAGTGGTTCGAAGCTGAAGCAGCAGCGCAGCAGACGAGAATGAAAAATGAATGGGATCAAATGGTTCTTCTCGAGGTTATACAACTGCTCGGAATAAATGCTCCAAAAGAAAGAGTAGCTGCATATGTTACTGAAAGGTGGAAAGAAAATCCTGGCTCGGGAACCGTCCAGGGACTGATAGATTTACTTGATTTAAACCTTACAGAAGACAGCAGGCCGCATTATGCGAGAGAGGCATATGAAGAGCTGGAAAAACGTTTAGGAGAAGTTCCTCTGGAAGTCCTGACAAATGCTCAAAATCTGGTTTCTGCATGGATAGATGATTCCTGGCTGTCTGCCGATAAAAAAACGGTTTTGCCGGAAGAAGATTGGGTGCGAAAACCCGAAGATCTCATGGCGTATGTTGATACCATTATTGATACCCTGTCGTATGAAGTTACGTCGACAGCATATACGGATCCCATTTATGTTATGACGCCCGGAATGGAGCCTGAAGATCAGAAATGGTTCCGTACTCCGTATGGTGCCAATAAGGCTGGTAGGGGAGGACAACTTATAGGAAATATCGGTGCACTTGACCGTGGGAATCTGACCATGATCGAAAAGCAGTTTGCGGCATTGCAGACTGGCGTTATAACCGGCATATCGCAGGCAAACAGAAAACATTTATATCGTCTTGCCAACTACAGAACCACGGTGGCTGTCGATCAGCTCTCACGAGAAAGAGCGCTTAAGGATCTGATTACGGCTCAAGTAATTCCTTCCGGATGGGATTCGGGAGATGTCGAGTTTGATCCTCAAAAAGATGTGTTCCAGTCTCATCTGACATTAAATCCTATTATCAGACTGCATAATAAACAAAGAGGAGAAGAGGTCTATGTTTCCTGGGCATGGAGTCCTGTAGAAGAAGAGGAAATATGGACCCGGTATAATCCGGAAGCAGAAAAAGACTATATCGTTCAAAAGGGATTGTCCGAATGGATGTATCGGGACAATATGGGATATTTCCACGTTAAACCGTTGCCGCAGTTTGATGTTTCTCGCCAGGAGTTCTGGAAAAGCATCATGCAGGGAGGAGATGAAGAAGAGTGAGTGATCTCTTATCTCCAGAGTTTGTTCAAGATCTCGCAACACGACGCACTGAAAAAAAACTTAACGAGATATTTGTTTACAGTGACCATCCCGAAGAGGAAAAGGCCAGGGTCGAGGCGGCAAAGATATTTCAGGAATTTCATAATGTTGATTACACCAATGCCTATACCAATGCCGACCAATATAGAGATGATTTGTTTCAGCGGGTTATGGCTGTCGAACCGGATGATGACAGCGTTATTTCCCGGCAG